TTACCTGTAAACCACCCGCGATTACAATATTGTCACTCGATTTACTTATGATTGAATCTTCTAAGAAATCATTTGTACCGACTATGGGGAATTTATTCGTCGTAAGACCAGCGATGGAAATATTACTACCGAGAGTCACATCTGAAGAGATGTGTGCATTTCCTGTGACTTCTAAATCGGCTGCAGGTGTAGCTGTTTTTACACCGATCTTTCCACTTGAAATGAAACTCGTATCCGTGCCAGTAAATTGAATAGTATTAGAAGTTGTATTTCCATTTTCCGAAATGGATTGTAAATTTGTTGCGATATTTGAAAGGAGTCCGCCATCACCCACAAATCTAGATGCGTATACATTATCTGTGACACCTATACCACCCGCCACGATTACCGATCCGGTGGTTTTGGATGTTGATAAGGTTGTATCTTCGATAGTTAGACTATCAGCCACTACATCTTCAAAATTGACATGTGTCGCGTGAATATTACCAGCAACACCTAAACCACCAGCTAGACGCGCAGCGCCAGTGGTCTTCGAAGTTGTAGAAGTTGTATTGGTTACATGAAGACTGTCGGCTTCAACACCTTCAAAATTCACCGCACTTCCATGTATAGTTCCAGTTATACCTAGACCACCTGTGACTATGAGGGCACCGGTGGTTTTACTCGAAGATGCTGTACTGTTAGTTACCTTAGTAATACCGTCTAGCTCAGCCGTAGAACCAAATAACGCACCAGTTATACCTACACCACCGGTGACTTTGAGAGCACCAGTTGTTTTAGAAGAAGATACAGTTGAATCTGTCACATTTACACTATCTGCTTCTACATCTTCAAAATTAACATGTGTCGCATGAATATTACCTACGACACCTAAACCACCAGAAACCTTGAGAGCACCAGTTGTTTTAGACGAAGTCGCTGTGGTATCCGTGACAGTAATACTATCAGCCTCTACATCTTCTAGATTGGCGTGGTTTCCGTGAATATTACCCGTGATACCTAAACCACCAGCAATAATGAGCGCACCAGTTGTTTTAGAAGTGGAGGTATCGGTGGACGATACATAAGCATTACCGGAAACGTGAAGATTAGCATCAGGGAATTTGGTCTCGACTCCGACACTATGTGTCGTCGTGTCCACATGTAAAGTATCTGTATTCACCGTTAAATTAGACGATACGTAGACGTTACCAATCACGTGAAGATTCGCATCGGGTGAATTTGTTTCGATACCCACCGAATTTGTTCCGGAATCAACATAAAGTGTATCTGTATCGACTACAAAGTTTGTACCTACCGTGAGGTCATTTGATATGTACGTATTACCCGACACATGAAGATTAGCTTGGGGTGTTTTTGTCTCGACTCCGACACTATGTGTCGTCGTATCCACGTGGAGTGTATCCGTATCCACAGTTAAATTGGCACTCACGTATGTATTACCTACGACGTGAAGATTGGCTTGTGGTGTTTTCGTCTCAACACCTACCGAATTAGTCGCAGAGTCGACATGGAAAGTATCTGTATCAACGGTGAGATCTTCAGAAATATATGTATTTCCCATAACTTGTAACGTTGCGTCGGGGAAATTCGTTTCAATACCCACAAAATGTTTTACCGTATCTACATGTAAAGTATTGTTGTCGACGGTAAGATTTGAAGATATGTATGCATTACCAACTACATGGAGATTGGCATCTGGTGTCGCCGTCCCGACTCCAACTGAGTCGTTCACTGAATCAACAAAAAGTGTATCTGTATCGACTGTAAAGTTATTAGAAACATTGACACTATTGTGTATGGTCGTTCCATACGTGAATTCTTTGGAATCTGCATTGTACATCAGAATGTTCGAATTGTTCACATTTCTTACAGGGTTTATGAAAAGTGCGTTTTGTGTGGTGGTATTATTGAAACCCCCACCATCTATCCCACCATTTATGATAACAGAACCAGGAGCTTGACTCGTTGGGTATCCCGCGTAGTACCCTATAGCTATAGCACCTTCACCTTGATTAAACTTACCAGCACCATCACCTATAGCTATAGATTTCTGACCCTGATTTTGACTACCAGCATCTTTACCTAAAGCGATTGAATTACCCGCTTGATCCTGACCACCGGCATTTTCACCTATGGCGATGGAATATGCAGCTTGATTTTCATAGGCAGCCTTTTCACCTATGGCTATAGAACTTGCACCTTGCCCAGTTTCACCAGATCTTTCACCAATGGCGATGGAAGATTCTGCTTGTGTAACGCTACCCGCTTGATAACCAATCGCTACAGAATTGGATTGTTGACGATCATAACCAGCTCGGTACCCCACAGACACTAGGTGCGCGTTTGAGCTTGAATCGAGAGTTGTACCTGTATCTGTACCTATGAGTAAACGTTCATATCCAGAATTATCAACTCGTCGAGTAGCGGCTATAGTTCCGTTGACATCCAAATCCTTGGTGGGATATAACTGGTTAATACCGACACGATTTGTGACTGCATCAACGTGTAATGTATTTGTATCGATGGTAAGGTTGGAACTCACGTACGCGTTTCCCACGACGTGTAATTCGGCATCTGGTGAGTCGGTTTTAACACCTATCTTGCTATCAATTAAAGTGTTTCCACCGATACTCAAAACCCCAGAAATATCTGTATTTCCAATAACATTCAAAATATTTGAACCGAATTCGTCCACGAAAAGATTCGAACCCACGTCTAAAGTGTGTATGGGGGATGTATTTATGATACCCACATTTGATTGTGTAAATAATTGACCGTACACGTGTACGTTTATATCTTCACTCGTGAGAGGGGTAATGGTATGACCCGACGCACTCGAAGTTGTGTACCCGATAGCAAATTCTTTTGAATTTTCTCGAAACCCAACCCCAACATTTGAACCGGGGCGATTTAAAAGAAGACCGAGATCTAAAGTTGAATCACTCCCGGTATTATCTTTTCCCAACTCTATGAGAGCATCCGTTATGGTCGTGTTATTGGAGTGTAAAGTTGTGACAAGACCATTAAATGTCGCATCTCCGTCAACCACCAGACTATTTTGAATGTATGTGTTTCCCAGAACTCGAAGTGTGTCCGTCGCAGATTGATTTACGAAAACTTTTGAACCCACTGAAAGAGTATCCACCGGTGCAGCGTTTGCAATACCCACATTTGAAAGGGTTGTAAAACCCGTGATGGTATTATTAAATGAAACTGTATTTGCTGTCACGTTTCCATTCTGTACAGCTGCCTCGAGAGTGAAATTAAGAATATCCTCTGCGATGGCATCGGAGTCCATAATTTCCTTGGTCACTCGATTATATGCCAATACAGTTATATTTCTATCTGAAAGATCTGTTCGTAAACGCAAGGGTGTCATATAGATAGAATTTTCAAATGCAGCATCAATTTCAACGTTACTCGCATTGAACACGACCGTGTTTTCTGCCTGGTCGTTGGTACAATTTTTACCGAACCTGATTTTGGTGGACCGCTCCACCGTCGGCAAATTCTTGACCATTTAATATATAATGGTATTTTTAATTTGCGTAAAGCAATGCTGCCATTCCATTTTCAACTCGTAATATATTGTAGTTTATTGCGTATATAGGGTCAAGGATATCCATCGATTCACTCATAATCTTCGCTGAAGTGATACGACTGAAATTAAGCGAACCGGTGGGCTGGTGTGAACTTGTGGATAAACAAAATGGATACAAGAAGAAATCGGGGGATGCCACAAAGTTTGTGTGGTAATAATGCATCACATCAATAAAATGTGGTTTACCCCATTTATAATTACTTAAATCAACACCGTTTATATTTAGTTTTACCTTGTTTGTTGCCGAAGTAAGCGCGCTATCGGTTGTTGTATTAGAAGAGGCTAGGTACTTCACAGGATGATTAAACGTAAGTTCTTGAACGGTCGTTCCAGAAGCGACATTCTTTTGAACCTGTGTTATCAACATATCATGTTTACGTGAAATAATCTGACCACGCTCCTCGTTATCTAAATAAATGTAATTTGCGAAAGCTTCAATATTTTTATTAGTAGCAGCAGAACCCCAATAGATACGAAGCTCCACGTTATGATAGTTTAAAGCTACGAGTGGCAACGAAGATTGGGGTGACTCACAAAAAAAGAAACGCAGAGGATAAAAAAATGAACGTGCAGAAATACCCGGGTGTGTACCTTGTGCACTCTTAGAAACGTTTTGAGCGAAAGTATCCACAGCAATATTCTCTGTGAATACAGAATCTTGAGAATCAATAACAGAACCACCAATCAAAAGTTCAACCTTCTCGACAATGTTATCCCATCTTTGGGTGTCGAGAGCCTCTGTATTGTTATCCATCGTAAAATACACGTAATTGAGAAGATCACCCGATCTCTCGAACTGAACACTGGACATAGAATTGTTTTTCACCGCTCCGTGGATTGTTTGTTTTTCAACGGATTGTGAAAAATTAGCATGGCGTTTGAATGTTGAACTGAAGAAAGATATTTGAGGATCGCCCACGATAAATTTATCCTGGGCTCCTATGGCAATCAATTGAACAACACCGGCAGACATGGTAATACTAATTTAAGGGGAGAAAAATTACAGGTTGGGTTTTCTACAAACGAAACGAATGACCAAAAA